ACCCGGTAGATGTACCCGGGCGCCAGGGTGAACGTGATCAGCCCGATGTTCTGCGACTCGATCCCCGTGCCCCAGCTGGTGGACTTCTCCGTCTGCATCAGCAGGTGCGGGGGGATCCCGAACCAGCGGGCGATCTCCGTCACCTGAAACTCGCGCGTCTCGAGGAACTGTGCGTCGTCGTTCGGGATCGACAACTGGTTGAACTTCGCACCCGACCCCATGACCCGGATGTCGTGTGCGGTGTCCAGACCGGACCCACCCTGCCGCCACAGTTCTTTCAGCCGGGCCGCGGTGTCCTGGTCGAGGAACTGGTCGGTCTGCAGGATGCCCGTTGCGAGCGCACCGTTCCCGAAGAACCGGGCCCCGAACTCTTCCGCCGCCAGGGCCAGGCCCAGGCCTTCCCGGGCGGCCCGGATCGGTGACACCCCACACGTCCCGTCATACCCGAACCCGGGAATGTGGAGGATCTTCGCATCCGAGTACGGCTGGTCGGTGTTCCCATCGAGGATGTACCGCTTCTCCCCGAAATCGGTGCGAGTCACCCGCACCCGGGACGGGTTGATCCACCACAGCTCGACCAGCTGACCGAGCTGGTTGCGCAGCTTCAGCAAGTACGCGTTGCCCCACAGGCACAGCGACCCGTAGACCAGTTCCCACAGCTCGAGCGGGGTCATATCCGGGTGGGGGTTGCGCAGCAAATCAGCGGCCGACCCGGTCGTGACCCGTTCCCGGATGTCGTCCGGGCCGTCCCGGTACGCGCCCATCGGCAGACCAGCGCACGTCGACGAGATCAGATTCACAGACCGCCACACTGCGCTGATAGCCATCGCGGTCTGCGGGGTGACCAGTTTCCCGGCCGTCGCCGCGCCAGCACCTCCGACCAGGGACACCAACGATTCCGACGTCAACGGGGTCAGCGGCGACTCGACGGTCGCTGCCCGCGGCTGCCGGGCGACCTGTACCGCGCGGCGGAAGAGATCCGCCATCAGCTACGCCCGTCGGCGGGCGCCCGGTCCGGGCCGGCCGGCATCCGCACACTGATCGTGGCCCCGGACAGAACGAACCCGAGGAAGAGAAGAACGACGCCGGCCGTACCGATCGCCCACCGGCCGCCGAACGTACCCGCGAACAGAACCAGCAACCCCAGACCCAAGATCTGGATGGGCATAGCCACCTCGACCTGCGACGTCTCACGCTCCGTGGGTGCACTCATGCGCTCAAGTACACCACCCACACTGTCGATCACCACAGAATGCCTCCCGTTCCCGGATACATTTTCAGGCCCGTCAACGCCATCGTCGGACCGACCGCACACGTAATGTCCGCGTCCGACTTCCGCCGGCCGGCTTTCCAGCGGTCACCGACGTTGATCTTCACCGCTGATTTCAGAGCCGCAGCGACCGCGACCTGGCCCTTGTGCCGGATCTGCTTCGTGATCGTCGCGTCGTACATGTCCGACCACGCATCCGCCATCTTCGGCGCATCGAGCTCGACCACCGGGCACCGGCCCTGCAGCCGCCGCTTCAACTCGTCGACCTTGTTATGCGCCGGGCCCTGCTGGTCGAGGACAACGCACGTCGCTTTCTTCTCCAGCGCCGCGGCCACCGCCTCATCGATCAACCACTCCGAACCGGCCCCATGCTTCGTGACCTCGACCATCGGCAACCCGTCACCACGGACCGCCGCATACGTCAGGGACGACCACGACCGGTCCGGGGCGATATCGATCGCGAGCGCCGGCGGCCCGGTGCGCACCGACTCGACATCCGTGCACCACAACCACTCGTCCTTCGGGAGGATCCACGCGGCGTCGTCGTACTGGTCCGACCACTGATTCCCGTACGCGCGCCGGAACCCCGGCAGCCCTTCCTCCGGGTCAGCGAGCATCTTCCGCAACCGGTGCATGATCGTCGCCTCACGGATCGTGTGCCCGAGCGCCGGCATGAACGACCACCAGTTCTCCGGGTTCTCGATGTCGAGGTCGGGGTCACACGCCCACTCGAAATGAGCGGACCTCGACTCAGGGTCCGGGTTCTCGCACAACGCCCGACCCGCCTTCACCCTCGACCACAGGTACGGCGACTTGATCGTCGACTCACCCGCCGTCGACGGGGTCCAGAACTGCGACTGGTGGCGGGTCGACATGGCCGGCTCCCACGCCTGCTCGACCTGGTTGTTCGTCGCGCTGAACGTCTCGTCGTACGTGCCGTCGTCGAGCACGTCACCGTGACCGGCCGTCGATGTCGGCGCGATCGGCCCGAACGTCGACCCGGACCGGAACCGGATCCGCTCGTTGTTCGGCTGCCGGATCACCCGGTACCGGCCCGCCATGATCGGCGCTGCATCGAGATCCTCGACGAACTCCTTCTCCCACTTCGCCTTCGCGGCGGTCCCGGTCTGCGCCGTGTACCGCATCGTCTGCCGGCCACCGAGCAGGTGCGCGGCCTCGGCCCGCCACACCACCCGCGGCAGCGTCAACGTCGTCTTCCCCGACTGCCGGGGAACCGTCACCGTCACATCCCGGTACCAGAGCTCGCCCGTAGCCGGATCGATCTCCAGGGCGACGTCGAGGACGTGTTGCTGCCACGGCATCGGCGGGTGGCCCAGTCGGGTCGAGATCTCCCCGACCTTGCCCCCCCACGTCGGCCACCCCTTACGCCGGCGAGTCCCCCACGCCGGGGGGCAACTGGCCAATCTTGAACGGGTCATCAGGATCATCGGCCTCCGGGTCGGGTTCCTCAGTATCTCCGGGCGCATCCGGGACCCGAGTTGAGGCGAACATCGCACCGTCGAGAACCTCGAGTAGCTGCAGGACCATCCGGGTAGCTGAGATCCGTTCCGGGATCCGCGGCGCCTGGTCGATGTCGACGCACAACCGTTCGACGATGGCCTGCAGCAACGGGGCGGCCGCGTGATCCGACTGCATGTCACTCAGAGCGACCCTAGCGGCCTCGGCTACGGCACCCCCGGGGAGTTCTGGCGGTTCCTGAACCCCTTCTTCGTCACTCTCCGTACTTCCCATGTGTTCGTCCACCGAACGGCTCTTTTCTATGCGACTCTCGGTAAAAAAATGGCGACTCAGACGGGTCTGGTTGGGCCCGGTTTCCGAACTTTTTCGGCCCCCCGCATGGCTTTGACCTGTGTCGGGTCACACCGCGCTGTTTTGGTGGCTACTACCAGTCATTGTTACTGATGGTGAGGTTCTTGCGTTGCTCTGCGTGATGTAACTGTGCGTTCGCTTTGCGCTTGACGTTGGCGATGGCGGATCCGTGGGAGCGGGAGCAGTGCTGGTGTTCGGGCCGGGTGTCGTCGATGGTCCATTCGGTGCGGTCGTCGGTGACGCGGGGGATGTGGTGTCCGACGTCGAGGTGGGTGGGGCCCCTCCTGCCCCCCACCTTGACGGGTACCCCCGGCATCCGGCATGGGGTGGCCTGGCAGTAGACGCCCCCACCGGCTGTGGTCTCTGCCTCTACTAGGGCCCGCCAGTGGTTGACGATGCGTTTCCAGCTGGGTGTCTTGAGGCGGGGGTCTCCGGTGCGGGTGTCTTTCTGCCGGCGGGTGGTGGGCATTGTGCGTCCTCTCGGGTGGAGGGGTGTCGGCCCGGGGGGTCGAGTCACCGGGCCGACGTGTTGAGGGTAGGTGGTGGGCCTCGCGTGTGCGCGCGTACCTAGGCCCCCTCCCCCTTGGGATGGGTGTGCCCGCCCTGCTGATGACAGGGCGGGCACGGGTTGTGGGTTGTGACAGCTCGCGTTGGTGTACGCGGGGATCAGACTATTGGTGGTGTGCGGTTGGTGGCTTTGAGGGCTGCGCGGACGACGTCCAGTTCGTGGGTGTTGCGGTTGAGCGCCTGGTGTCCGGCTATTGCGGCGGCTTCCCATCCTGATTTGGCGCCGGCGGTGATTTCGTCCCAGTCGTCGCCGTCGAAGATGGTGCTGTGGTGGTAGCGGTTGAGTTGGTTGTTCCAGGCAAGATATGCGGTGTGGCCGGGGGTGGGTTCGTGGGTGGTTATCGTCTGTTTCCTTGGGTTGGGGTTATTGGGGTTGAGGTATTCGGGGCTGTCGAGGTCGTAGATTTCGGTCACTTCGGCTTCGGGTGCTTCGGTTCCTTGGCGTTCTCGGTTGATGAGTTCGGCGATTCGTTCGGCTCGTTCTTTGTCGTTGGTGACGCCGATGGGGTCTGCGTTGGGTGTGTAGGGGAAATGGACGAGGTATTTGTTCATCGGGTTTTCCTGAGGTGGTCGGGGCAGATGTCTTTTCCGTCGCGGTGTGTCCATCCGGCGTTTGCGGCTGCGATTCGGGCTAGGCCTGTGCCGGGTTGCGTGGTGTAGAGGGTTTTTGGGCATGTGCCGTATTGGTATTGGTGATCGCAGTGGACGAGTACGTAGGCGCTCATCGTTTCCACCAGTCGTAGGTGAGCCATCCGAGTACCCATGTGCAGTAGATGGCGGTGGTGATGAGTGCGCCGATGGTGATGGCGTTGCTCATGGAGTCACGCCGAGTCCGTTGCCGGGGGTTCCGGGGCGGTGTTGGACGGTCCAGGGTGCGTCGCCCTGGCGGAACCCTGTCTGCGCGGTCCGTGAGGCTGGTCCTGCGGGCTTGGTGGGGGCGGGTTGGTGTGATGGGCCTGGGGTGGGTTCGTTGGCGGCTGTGAGGGCGATGAGGGCGATGGCGGCGAGGGTGAGCCCGATGGTGGCCTTGAGGCGGTGCCGGCGGGTGGGGCGCGGTTCCCAGCCGAGGGGGTGGTGGATTTTCCTCCATTGGGGCCATATGGCTTTTTCCCGGTATTCGTGGATGGGTTCGGTGAGGAACGCATCGAGTTTCGGGCTGGGTGCTTGGTCTGCGAGTGCGGCTTGGACGGCGGCTTTGATTCGGCCGGTATCGGCCAACGGGCTGCCGGTGAAGGTGAGGATGAGGTCGGGCCCGGGTGCGTCGACGATTGCGCGGGCTTCAGCGAGCGCGGCGAGTTCGGTTTCGTTCATGAATCCGGTGATGCGTTCGCGGTCGATGGTGTCGAGTAGTTGGCTGAGTCGTTGGCGGTCGGCGTGATTCATCGGGTCACCTCGGGTAGTGGGCCGAATTGCAGAGAGTAGATAAGGGCACCGATTTGCCATTGGGCCCAGTTTTTCGACGGCCAGTGGATTGATAGGCCGAGTTCAATTCCGTGGGTGCGCCGCATGATCCGGAACCAGTAGTGGTCGGTTTCGTGAGCCCAGACCTCTTTCATCGTTTCCAGGTCCTTTCGCAGGCGGGGCACGGGTCAGCGGATGTGCATTGGCCGTGTGCTTGGGCGGTTTCGTGTTCGTCGCGTTCGGCTTCATGCCGTTCGGGAATCGTCGTATTCGGGCCGTAGCCGCTCACCGGAACCACCCTCTGATCTCGGGCCAGAACCAGCCGATACCGAACGCGGCCACGTCCGCGGCCACGATGCCGGCCCAGATCGCGTTCATCGGGGGATTTCCTGACCGCAGGCCTCGCAGATGTCGCCCGTGGCGATCAGATCCGCGATCGGGACGTCCAGCGCTTCGGCCAGCTCGCCGAGCTCGGGAATCGACACCGCGCGCTCGCAACGCTCGATCCGGCCGAGGGTGGGCGCGTTGATCGTCCGGAGGCGGGTCGCGAACACGTCTCGGGACCACCCGGCCGCGGTGCGGCCGGCTTCGATGCGGCGGGCGAGTAGCCGGCTGGCGGTGTCGGTGATCGGGGGTGGCATTCGGGTGGCCTTTCGGGCGGGTGCGTTCGGGACGGTCGGGTGGTTGATCTGGTCGAGCAGGGCGGCGGCTTCAGCGCGGATGCGGGCGGCTTCGGGACCGAACCGCGGGTTGCCGCTCACGCCGATTCCCGCCTCGACTTGAGGGCCGCGCGGAGGTCGATCCCCGGAGGCAGCTGAATCAATCGATCTTCGTTGAGGCGTCGCGGGCTGGTGACGTCCCCCCCAAAGTCTCTTATTGGGTGGTCATGGTTAGTAAGTGGGTGGTGGTGGCGAACGTTGCTGGTCAGAGGGGGGTCGATGGCGTGAGTTCTGCCTATCTCACGCCATTCGGGGCCCTGTTTTGGCGTGAGTTCTACCGTGACGGTGGGAGAACTCACGCCATCTAGGGTGGCGTGAGTTTCGTCCGAACTCGCGCCATTCATGGTGGCGTGAGTTCTGTCGTCCATTTCGAGCATTTTGACCCTCTCCAACAGGTCGACCGGGATGGTGAGCCGGTAGTTCGCAGCCCGCTTTTTGGGCCCACCACCGTTCGCCGTCTTGGTGATCAGGTACAGGTCGCGGAGCGCCTTCAGATGCCTCACTGCGGTGCGTTCGGACATGCCGCAGACGTCCGCGATCGCCCCGTTGCCGGGGCGGACGTTGGACCCGTTCGGGGAGGCGTACTGAGCGAGCAGGAACGCGACCAGCTTGGTATCCCGTGGGATCACGCAACGGCGCACGATCCGTTCCCACTCGAAGCGTCCGATGTGCTCGATTTCGGGGTCTGTCACGTCGCCTCCCTTCGGGTCGGGTGGTGGGGCGGATGAACAGCATATGCACAGGTCAGACGTGGGTTTCGTGTGGCTGAAGTGGTCCACAGGTTGTCAACCGACGGCCCACAGGTTTTCCACACTTCATCCACAGGTTGTGGGCAGTCCTAGGTCGGTGCGGACCCATGCGGGTGCGTGACCGAGCAGGAACTCGACTGCGGCGGCCGCCTGCTGGGGTACGACCCCGTTACCGAGGATGTGGAGCATCTCGTTCCGGGTGAGGTCGGGTACGCCGGTCACCCATCCGTCGTCGAGGCCCATCATCCATTCGACGAACCGGGCGCTGAGCTGTGGGTTGCCCCGGGCGCTCAGAACAGTGGGGGCGGGTGCGGGTCGTCCGAGGATTCGTTCCCATCGGTGGACGGCGCCGGCGAACGGCCCCCAATCGACATCACCAGGCTGGGAAGCATCTGATCCCCTGAGCTGCCCCGCCGGTTCGGTCCACCCTTCGTCCCGTCGCTGGCCCGGGGTGTTGGCATCAGTGCCCCGGTCAGGCACGTCTGGTCGTCGCGCTGGTTGCGTCCCTTGTGATCCCTGGTCGTCGGGGTCGGGAGGAAGCTGATCACCGTCCTGAGATCCTGCCCACCGGTCCCGTGCACTCCCGGGCCCGTGTGGTCCGACGTTTTCGGGGTCGGTAGCAACTGCTGTTCGATCTGGTCGGCCAGTGTCGGCCCGTGCCCGCCCTCCCGTCGCTTGTCCGGGTGCTGGCTGCCCCCGTTCACCGCGAGTTGGCTGGTCGGCGTCTTGAGCAGCGTCGCGGCTAGCGTGTCCAGCGACGGCCGTACCGCTGCGTTGGGCCCGTTCGACTGGTTGTTGCCGTACCTGGTCGCGGTCGGGGTTGGTAGCTGGCCAGGCAGCGACGAATACCCGGTCTCGGGGGTGGGGCGCGCCGACGTCGGAAGCGCGTAGACAGACCCATGCCGCGTCGTACCCGAGTTCGGAAAGGTCTCCGAGTACACGTCCGAGTGCCCGCAGATGAGTGGGATCGTCGTCTCCCACACAGATCGGGCAGGGT